CCATCAGGGTTTTTTATAGGTTGTTTGTTGTCATCAATCCAGTAAGCAACAAACCCTTCTTTTTGATCTATATGTTTGTAATCAATATCTCCGTAAGGATCTATCCCTATATGAACATGTGGTTGTTTAATTGTTTCACAAATTACATGAGAACTATAACCTTCCCTAACTCCTATCTCCAGTGTAGTTATAAAATCAGTTGACATTACATTCAATTGATCAGTCCACTTAGCTAGTAAACTATACTCTAAACTGTCACCACTTATCATAGTTTCTCCGGTTCAAATGATTTTAATACATCTAACTTTTCTTGTGCGTTAGCTATCTTATCAACTAATTTATCACACTCGTCTATGTGCTGCGGATGTTCACCAATACCTACGGAGTTTTCTAAATAAATTTTTAAAGTTGCATCTGCATGGGCAATGTCAGCTTCATACTTTGCCTGCAGCGCATCTAGGATTGCTCTTCTCATATTATTACTCCCACTATAAATCCAACTATAAAACCTGCTGTAGTTAAAACTATCTCAGTTCTATACAAAAGACTCCATGTTGATAATTGTTGTTTCCATTTTTTATTATTAATGCTGTATTTTCCGAACAGTATCATCGTCATCCTCCACTTCTATTTCACCTTGGTTATTACAAAAATCACAGTCGGCCCACTGTTCCTCCCTTGCTTGTTCAAATGGTACACGAATAAAACCGTTACCATTACATACGGTACATATTTTCTTCATCTTTATTCCTTTCATTAAAAAATTTTTTAGCTTTCATTCTAATATATTCGTGATCAAAACCTGCGTATTGACATACTAACACAAAATCTCGATTAGGATGTAAGAAATAATCTCTTGCTGATTGCATAAAAAAATCGTTTCTAGGATTGCCATAGCTTTTATTACGCCAGTGTCTACCCACTGCATCTTCTAATGCTACAATCAAAACATTTCTCCACAATGATCTTAATGGATCTAGTGTTTCACCTGAATCAAGTGCTCTTGGAAATAGACTTTGACTTACCATTTGATTTTTTACTTTCTTTATCAACTAACATTCTAATAACTTGAGCTCTAGATAGAGTGATCCCTGGTGCCAGGGTCTTGGTTAACTTATCAATTTTGCCATAGCAGTCATGATCAACTGCGAGACTTTTGTATTTGCTTATATCTGTCATTTGTTGTATCCTTTCTATATTATACAATCATATAGGATTATATATAATTTTTACAAGTAGGTGTCAATGAAATTCTTTTTAACAATATACATATGTTCAACCATAGCGGGTAATTGCTTTACTCACGATACATACCCTAAACCTCAAGATAATTACTACGATTGTGTCCGAAATGGGTTATCAGAATCATACGAGATATTGTATCAAGGCAAGTTTTCAGAGGAAGATGTAGTAAAATATAAGATGTATCCAAAGTTTGTATGTGAAGAGGTTATCATTCCTCCACCTAAACCGAAGGTAGAAGAGAAGACAACTTCTTTATCAAGCGGTACCATTCTTCGCGGTATGTTTCGTCTTTTGACTTATTCCATAAATTAGCCAAACAATCTAATTCTTTAACGCCCTTGCGCACGGTAAGGTTTATGTGAACGTTTCTCATGTTTGTTCATTCGTTTCTTATGTCTTCCTATTTTCTTCCTAGATCTTTCTCTGTAAGTGTTTACTCCGAAGGTTGTTTTTTTAGCCATTCTTTATCTTTCTCATCTAATTTTAAATATCTTATACTACCGTTAACATGTTGTCTAGTGTCATGACCACAATTTGTACATCTATAATATTCTGAAACAATTGCAACTAGGACTGTATCTGTTTCACATTCTTCACAGATTCCTGTGACTGTATCTATGTTATGAAATATTTTAAACAAGATCTTTTGCTTTCCCCATCATAGGTTTATATTTTGTTTTACCTTCTGATTTAAAAGCGTGTAAGAATGATGCCCTTGGTGTTCCTTCAATCCACGAGCAATGTATCCACCCCGAGTTAGGTTCGCCAGGAGTGTAATACTCGAGGATCAATTGATCTGGTGAAAGGTTTGATTTAATCCAATCAAAAAGTTCAGCGTTGTCTACGCCAACACATTCAAAATCTGCCGCCTCAGCTTTTGCATGCTGCGATCTAGCCGAGCTGCCGATGGCTTCACATAATTCTACGCTACGAAATCCGCTAGTAATCTTAACTCTGCCAAAATGATCACGTACCGGCTGGAGGATATTTTCACATAGTGCTTTTAATTTTTCTACTTGCTCTGCACTAGGATTGTTGTTGATACCCTTACGTATTGCAGTATCTGATTTAGTTAGCTCTGAAAGAGTAAAGTTTCGTGAAAGATTCATTATTCTAATATTAACTTCTTTATAGATAAACTTCCATCAATATTTGACTCTAATTCCGCCATCGATTTTATGCACTGATACTTGACGTGTCCACCTTCTTTGGTACTACGTTTTGCAACCCTCTTCCCCTTCAAACATTCTGACATCGACGGCTGAATACGTGCTTCCTTGATCTCTCCTTGTACAATCATAAGTAATGCTACCACCAACTCTGTCACAATATCTTACCTTTGTTTTCACCTTTTTTAATAATATATTTTTGTGTACCATGTTTGCCGTGTTCAACAGACTTTTTTAAATTCTTAATAAAGTTCATTTGTTTAGCTTTCTTTTCCATGTCAGAAATATATTGTACCACTTGTCTAGTAATTCTTTGATCCATTTTCTCTTACCTTATCTTTTAAGTTCTCAATATCTTCTAATGCTTTTTCTAATTGTGAGTTAAGAAATTCTATATTAACTTTGTTTGTCATATTCATCTCTTGAGTCTTTTCCATTTTCTCTACGGATTTATATAAGTCTTCCAATAAAAAATGTTGCTCCTGATCGACGGGAACCTGTTCAGATTTTTTTAACAAATCATTTTCAAACAACTCACGTGATGTCTCGAGCGATACTAGCCTGGCCGTCAACTCGGTGTATGCGAACGTGCCGGCTGCGACGAGTAAAATTAGGCTAGCTACCGTTTTCATCGGCATCTGTACAGCAGCAGATTCTGATATGTTTAATGGTTTATTGGACATGTGGCCCTGCGCATAAAGCCAATCCGACTAACATTATTATTAGTAATCCTGTTGCGTAATAGTTCATCTTGGCAATCTCCATAAATTATCTAGTCCAAAAGAGTAATCTTTTAGAAAATTCTTTTATTTTTTTCCAAATTTTTTTAATCATACTATCCTCCACTTTTTCTTCTATAATACATGTAGGACATGGTAATCCTCTTGTTCGGATACCACAGATCATGCAAACGTTAGTTGGTTGTGCATATCTTATACTCATGTTTTTTTCTCCTCAATTTCGTAGAAGAAGTTATCAGTGTCTTCTGTTCTCCATTGACGAGTGTCTTCTACATTCCACTCACTCGTTTGTACTTTCCAGTCAGGTATATTATCCTTAACTGTAAAAGATGGTATATCCCATATAATTCTGTTGTTGGGTTGTGCAGCATAATTACCATCATCTAATGCTAATATATGTGCGCACTTGTGCTCGTGCGGTATCTCCGAATGATCGGTATCGACTATGTTACTCTCTGGATGTGCAAAGTCAACAGTAAATAAGTATTTACCTGGATGCCATTTCTTATCTTTTCCAATGTATTTACCGGCTTGTCCGTCTAAGATATCCCAAGAAGTAACAGCAGGATAATAACTAAAACAATTCCAGAGCTCCAACTCATCAAGTCTACGTTTAGGAACTTCTTCCGGCTTAAAACCTCTTTGGATGAAGGCACTAATCGGTAAACGATAAAAGACAGCCCCATTTTCCATAATCGCATGAAATAGGATAGACTTTCCCGTAATACTCGATAGGCCAAAGATAACACAGTCTTCAACTTCCCCATGATGTCTGGTAAGGTCATACAAATACTCCCTTCTTATTTGTGCATAAGTTACTGGTATGTTTGCATTTAAGTAAGCCATAGTCAATCATTTTATTGAGCCCCAATTTGGGCCCGATTCATAATCTACCTTGTTTGGTATCTTTAAGTCAACTGCATTTTCCATTATCTCTTTTATTTTTGCAGCTTCCTCATTGTTCTTAACAGATATATCAAGTTCATCATGAACTTGTATATGTGGTGTGATGCCCTCTTTCCATAAGTCTAACATGGCTTTTTTTGTCATGTCGGCAGCACTACCTTGAATAAGTTTATTTAATGCTTTGTAAGTAAATGCTCTTCTAGACGCATTGTTATGCCAATAATTTTTCTTACCTGTATCATTACCATTTTCGTCTAGGAGTGTTGGTCCCATTTGTTGTAACTCCAACATTCTTTCGTGATCTTCTGCAGGTACATATTTACCCCAATCATCACCACGTAATACTGGTTCGTATCTTGGAAATCTACATCGTCTACCTAGTAAAGTTTTTATTTGACCTTTGTTGGACGCTGCATTCATTAATTTATTCATCAACTGTTTTACAAAAGGTACCCGTGTATGATATCTTTCGGACAGTGCAGATGCTTTATCTTTTGATACACCTAACTCTGCTTGAAGTTTTGCTTTACCCATTCCATAAAATAATCCTAGATTAATTACCTTTGCTTGACTTCTTGGTATCTCTGCCATGTCTGCTACAATCTGGTGAAAATCTGTCTTTGAATTTGAGTCATAAGAATCTGCAATTTGATTTACGGAACTTAATCCAAATCTTAGTGCGTAATGTGCAACAAGCCTTGGCTCCTGTTGCGAGTAATCAAAACAACCCCACTTCGTACCTTCCTCAGGTATAAATAAACTTCTTATTAATGGACCCGTGTCTGGATCTCTCGCAGGTATTTGCTGTAAGTTTGGATTTGAATATGAAAATCTTCCGGTTACTGTACCACCATCATCAGATCTAATTTGATTTATCTCTGCATGAATTCTACCACAATGTTCGTGTTTAAGTATTGTATCTATAAATGTCGTATTGACCTTGTTTAATTTTCTTGCTTGTGCTATCATTTTAACTACAGGATGAGAATGATTAGAAAGGAAATTTTTTGTAAATGAAGGCGACTGCGTTTTTTCAGTTTTTTCGTAAGGTAATTTTAACTTATCGAAAACGGTTGCAATCGATCTGGCAGCCCATATCTGAGTATCTATTCCTGTTTCTTTTTGGACTTGGTGTAATAATAATTCTTCTCTGGTGGTTAATTCTTTTTTTAATAGATTGGCTGCTTCAACATCTACCCGAACCCCTAGGAAACGCATATCAACCAGACAAGGAAAAAGATCTGTCTCAAGATTAAATATATCTTGAATATCTTCTTCCACAATTAATTTTTTTACATGCTGCCAAAGATCAAAAGTTAACTCAGCATCTTTTTCTGCGTAAGTTCCCACTTCACTCGCAGGTAATTGCCACATGTCGGCCTTTGGATCTAGCCCTCTTGACTTAGCTGCTTCGTTGAGTGATCTTTCATTCTTGCCTTTGTTTAAATAATGCCATGACAGAGTATTGAGTGTGAATGAAAATCTATTTTCATCTAGGAGTGAACATGCAACCATGGTATCCACTACTAAACCATTGATATTTAAGCCTAATTTACGTATCCAACATACGTCATACATAGCATTATGAAATATTTTTGTAGCCGGACATTCAAGAATATCTTTGAACCACTCTAAAGTTTTATCTCTGTCCATATTGGGTCCTTCTCCATGTGCTATAGGAAAATACCAATTGTCGTGTTCAACGGCTACAGCTATTCCAACAACTTCACCACGTCCTACAACTGCACCCGATCCTAGAGATTTTAAATCTGTATCTCTTGTTTCTAAATCGATTGCTATCTCAGGGTAATTACGTAGATCAGGATATTCTTTATGCATTACCCATTCTGTTTGAGCTTGCATGTAGCTTGGTAATTTCATTTGTAATCCCTTTCAATTATCATCTCGATAAAATGTATAGCTTTTAATAAATCTTGTTTCTTACCTTTATCACGATGTCTAATTATATATTTTATTGCACAGCCCTCGGGATATAGTAATTCATTTTCTACTACAAACTTACTCGGTTGAATTTTATATTTTTGGTAGTGACTCCCCCCGTGCTGCTTGTCCCATACTTTATTTGTCATGTATGCCTCCTTTTATAGCAAAATTTATACCCACAGATACTCTTTCACATTTAGATTTGTGTGGATTTACCTCATGTCTTAGTCCGTAAGGAAATATATAAATTTCTCCGGCTATAGGTGCTTTTTGAATAAATGAAATAGTATAAGGAGTATCTTCTCCATACAAAAAAGTAATTGCACCAGGGCCGATAGACGAGCTTTTATCTTCCTTTATTTCTTTTTGTAATTTTTTAGGAATGTCAATGTATAACACAGCAGAAAAATCACAGTTACGATGAACATGAACAGGATTGTAATCACCGGGTTGCATATAATTTACCCAAGAAGATTTAACATATAAAAAATCTATTGGTTTGTTATACCAGTGAACATACGCTTCTTTAAACGCTTTTATATAAGGTTGTAATATTTGATTTAATTTATCACTATCAATAGTATATTCGTGTTGAATATTACCAGCTAAACTTTTTATGTGTGATCTTTTAGGATCTTTTTTACAAAGACTTTTTACTTTTTTTAAAATATCATTAGTTAATTTAGTTTTAAAAAGTAATGGACCCCAATAATAAAAATCATACTTAATCATAGTTTATATTCCTTTATTACTTTTTTAGCTTTTAACTTATATAGATTATTTCGTGCTCTTGAAATGCCCACATACCACACTCTATGCTCCTCATCTTGTTTGTCAACACTTTGTTTAATTCCTTTTTGAACTTTACTACTTTGATGCAAAGATAAAATTACATTATCTTCTTCACCTCCCTTTGCTGCGTGAATTGTTGAAACAAATATTCTTGCTTTACTACTTAATTTCTCCCCTGCAGCTAACATATTTCGTATATACAAAACTTCTTTGTGTGGAGCTGCAGTAAATACATCATACCACTCTTTATTTTTATTCCAAAATTTTGCATTAGGTATGTAATCTCTGATGTCATTTATCTCTGAAGGTTCTAATGCTTCTTCTGTTTTCCATTTAGTGTACGCTACTGCAGCATTATATATTCCAACTATAAAACTTTTACCTTTATTGCTTTGATAATATAAATTTTTACGTCGAAGTTCTTCCATGATATTAAGCAAATTACTTTTAGTTCTAGATAAAATTAACCAGTTACCTTGATGTAAGTTAACTTGACCTAAATTATTTATATGTTGAGCTAATCCTTCTACGGGCCGTGGTAAATATTTTTTATGTTTCCTGATGCCTGCTATACGACTAATGGGTATCTCTGATTGTTTTTGTACAGCTTTAGATATCCGCCTTGAATGTTTTAAAGTAATTTCTCTACCCGGTTCTGTAATAAATCTGTTGACATCAGCTCCGGCCCACGCATAGATAGCTTGATCATCATCACCAGCTAGATACATATGTTCCGTTTTAGTTTTTAATATATCAACTAATTTCCATTGTAGCGGAGATAGGTCTTGTGCTTCATCAATAAATATAGCTTTTAATTTTGGTATCTTGTCTTGTTTTTCTATTAATGTTTTAATTAAATCATTAAAGTCCATTATTTCATTTATCTTTTTATATTCTTGTAGAGTGCTAGCTATATTTTTTAAGGGACCCCAATTAATAACTTTTCTATCGTGTTCGTTTCGATTAAATAATTCTTTTATGGCTATGTCCAGGTTAATAGCCTTACCAATCATTTGAAAGTATGGATTGTTACAAGTCAGATAATGTGTTTGTTCTTCATTGTATTTATCAGAATAGTTTACACGAATACCTAAAAGCTTCCCAATTTCTTCGTAATTATAAGGTTGCATAATTTGTTCTTCGTTCATACTCAGGAGATGAAAACAAAACGCATGGATAGTTTGGAAGTAAGGGACTTGTTTTTCCGATACTCCCACCCTATCACGCGCTACCCCAGAGGCTTTTTTAGTAAAAGCAAAATATCCAATCTGGTGATATGGAGTACCAGTTCGAACATATGCTTTTACCCTTTGAAGTAATCTGTAAGTCTTACCTGTACCAGGTGGACCAAATATTTTAGTCAGCTTTGCCATTTGATTTATGAAACGTATCTACTAATTTACCAGTATAACCCATGGTTCCATGATGAGTTGTTTCTCCATCAACAACGGCATGAAATTTAAATCCAGCTTCCCTAGCTAAGTCACAAAATTTTACGTCTTCGCCTAACCAGACTCCATCCTTAAATTCTGTTTCCCAAAAATTATATAAGTATTTACCTGCTTCTTTATTAATAGCATTATAATTTTTTATTTTTAAATCAGGGTGTTGTTGTATTAATTTTTCATAAACTTTTCTATGAATCATTGTTAACCCTGCAGGTCCTCTTTTAATTTCAGTCATTCCTTTGTTATCAATATTTATATTTTGATGATCTGCAAACTGAACAGAATATTTTACAGAATTGTCTTGTGTTTTTTTTCTGTAGGGACAACAAATAAAATCTTTTTCTGCTATTATCATTCTCCCTATTACATCTGGTTCAAACTCTACATCTGCATCTACAAATAATTGATAATCAAAACCGGAATGTAAAAATAATGCCGCTAATATATTTCTAGAATATCCTATGTACGGACATTTAAATGTATTGATTGTTGTTTTTATTTTTGCAGCGGTAAATTTATCAAACAATTTTACCAATGATAAACATGTGCCGACATGCATTTGATCGTATGCAGGTAATGAAACGCATACGCTTGGTACTTTTTTCGTCATACTATCTCCTTTTTATCTTCTATTTCTACTTTTTCGTCTGGTGTTTCTTCACGTTCTAATCCTTCTATTGGTAGTTTTAATACTCTGAGTTGTGGAAAAGATTCTTTGTGATCGCCTTTAGGAAATCTTTTTTTACAATCAAAGTCCCCCTTAAAATGTTGGCGAATTAAGTGAGCTGTCCTATCTCTTTTTTGAGTCCAGTCTCCTCGTTTTAATTCTTCATAAAATTTTTGAAATATAAAATAATAATAATTTTCTTCTATCAATACTGACCCACTTTCAAATGCAGTGTTAGTAGTTGCTTCGGGTCCATTCACATATTCTATTAAAGCTTCTTTTAATATTTCTATAGGATTAGTTCCTATTGGTGGAGGCATATCTTTTTTAGTTGCCCATAATCCCTCAAGTATTTTTTGAAATTCATTTTGTTTTATTATTGGTGGAAAGATACTGGTGCTATCAGCCACTAGTTTACGCATTTGTTTTACTTCATCCATACGACTTATGTTTTTTGCGTGGACCTGCACTACATCATTATTACCCAGCTCTACATCAAAAAAATATTCTGGCTCTGGTCTATAGGTTATTTTAATTAGATTAGATAGTTGCGGCCAGTGAGTATCTCTATTACTTCCTATACCAAATTTTCTTTTAATACACACACCTTTTGCACAGTATGCAGATATTGGTAAGTCATAACATGTATGACCTGCCGTATCTTTTTTCCAAAATTTTATTTTATCTTTTACTTTTTCATCACCCCATATTTCATCATACTGTATAAAATTTCTAGCTGCTTCTAATACTTTTTTATCCCAAGATTCCGGATATTTCTTTTTAGCAAATACCATGTAATTAAATAAAAACCTGTCTCTTTCATCTTTTAATTTGGTGCCTGATTCCTGAATCTGTTTACAGATGACCTGTAGGCATGGTGGTCCATCTTTTAAATCATCTGGTCCACCAGTAAGTTCATCATTTACTTTTTTAGTAATTAATTCTTTCAACGAATCTTTAGTTTGTAAGTTTGCCTCAACTACATTTAAAAAGTCTTTGTATTCTATTGAATCACCATCAGCTTTAAGTGCTACACGTTCTGTTTTTTTAAAGTATGGTAAGTTTATAAAACTACCTACAGTCTTTTCTCCGTTTTGA